CCAGTTGTAATTACCTTTTGTGTAAGAAGATGTATTAGTAGCTTCGATAATATATGTATCGCCTGACTCAGTTGCTGTTAATGTAAAATTAGAAGCTGTAGCACCATCAACTAAATTAAATTCATAAGATAGTGAATAGTCTGCTACTGGATAGTCATTTGCTAAATCTTCTCTTTTCCATGCCCAAAAATCTCCCAACTGAAGCTCAGTAGGAACTTGGGGTGGATAATTTGTTGAATCAAATTTGTTGCTCAAGCAAAAACCTCATAAATGTTTTAGATATATCTACATCTAACACTAATGTGCATTAAGCTATTGTCAATATTAAAAAGAGAAAAAATAAAAAAGGCTCAATTAAGAGCCTTTTGTGATTTTGGTGGGATTATGCTGCTTTTTTTACATTACAAAGAACTCTGTTATGTAAACATTGAATGTTATATCCACCTGCAAATATAACTTTAATAGTAACTTTATGTCCATCGATAATCCATGAACCTACAAAGTCATTACCATATTCAATTTCAAAGTTAATTGCATCAATATTATTGATACCAGCTTTTTCTAACTTATCTGCAATTTTTGCATTTCTATTTTCATGCTTTCTCTTTGTTTCTTTGACATCTAATTTGATATGGTCTTGTAAATTATAGTAATATGCTTTCTTTTTAAAAACAGCACCATAAGGACAGGTTAAATATCTCCATTCTGATTGATGATGACTGTCGTAATAATCTTTTCTAATTTCTGACCATGTGTTTCTCATTTCCTCAACTTCTGCTGGGATTTTTTCTAAATAATAAGCATCACATTTAGCAAATGCTTTTTCTAATTGTGTTATTAATTGTTTCATGTTTGACTCCTTTTTGTTTAACATACTACATATTATATATATTTATATATTTATATCAACAATTATTTGCTAAATTAGTAAAAAAACAGCAATTATTTCCAAGAAGTAGCGAAATTTCCCCTATTTATGCCTTTTCTTGATGGTTTATTGGGGTCTGCCCTGTTTCTATCAGGCTCAGGAGCATTACCTGTTAATAGTCTTTGTTCTATTAGATTAAAGTTAGGATTCAGAATATAACAAGCTGCCAATGAATAACAAATCGTATCAAGAGCTTCGTTACGTTCCCTAATTTGTTTCCAGTATAAAGTTTTCCTACCTTTTACAAATTTAACAAATCTCTGCTCTGCTGTAAGTTGTTTAAAATATTCTTCATCAACTGTTGATGGAAAATGCAAAGTTGAATACCCATATTCAGATGCAAGTCTTGAATAAATTACCTCTTTAGCAGTATCACTTCCAACTGGATATAGTGTGCTGTTTTCTTTTCCTACTTTTGTTGGTTTGCCAACAACTGATTTACCACTTTGTGACTGACCTTTAATTGCAAATATTCTTCTACCCTTTTTATTCTTAGTAAAAGCATAAACCATTTGCGTTTGGAAACCTGAATCAATTGTTGTGCAGGCAATGGTCATATTCCTACCTGAATGAGTTGAAAACTTGGTTTGCAAATATCTATCAAAATCATTCCAAACTTGTATTTGACCAGTATTGCCATAGATGATTTTATAATCAACAACCCACATTTCATAGTCATGTGAATAAGCAACAACCTGAGCTTCTATTCTATTTTTCTGTATATCAGCACCACAAGTCAAAACAAGAGCTTCATCAGGTATTGTTTCCATGTCATAACTCTCTCTTCTAGCCATTAACCCTTCAGCTTCTACAGCTTCTTCAGGTTCAGGTTCCCAAGTTTCAGCCAGTGATGTATTTATAAATGTTTTTAACATCTCAGGCTGTTTTTTAGCTTCTAAAAAGTTTTCTGCCATTGAACCCCATGTACTAAATACAGAATATAATTCATTAAGATGAAATCCAGCCACCTTCTTTGTTTCTTTTGTAGCTTTCCATTCTCCATTCTTTAACATCCAATATTTCTTAGACTCATCAATAACACATCCATTTTCGCAAGTATAAATAGCAGTTTCAGGTTTGTTTTCTTCCCAAACTACATTTGACCACTTTAATGTTTGTTTATGATTACACTCAGGACATGGAACATAGTAATATCGTTGGTCACTTTCTTCAAAAGCAGCTTCAATTCTTGATATACCTTTAACTGTTGGGGTGCTACATAAATATATTTTCTTATTGAAAAAGGTTTGTGTACGCTTTGATGCTAAAAGAACTGGGTCTCCCTCACTTCCAACACTAGCTTCCATTCTGTCAACCTCATCTATACAGAGAACACGGACAGCACGACTAGCAACTGATGCAGCAGAATTACTGCCCACCATGTTTAAAGTAGTACCGCCTTCAAATTTTTTAGATAAAACAGTGTTAGAACTATCTTTAGATTTAGGTTCATTAATCTTAGCTCTTAGAACAGGAGTATCTCTTAACATATTAGCTAACTTTTCTTTGCTGTATGCCTGAGCCATCTGTAAAGTTGGCTGCATAACAAGGATTGGGGATGGCTGCATATGAATGTAATATCCAATCACATTGTTTAATATTTCAGTTGCACCAACCTGAGCACTTTTTTGCCATATTACCTTTTCAATATTAGGGTCATTAAACACATCCATTATCTCTTTTTGATAAGGTGCATAATCAGTTCTGTATTTACCACTTACAGCAGAAGATTCAGGAGATAGATACCTGTATTCATCAGCCCACTCTGAAATCTTAAGTTGTGTCGGTGGTTTCCACAGATTTTGTACTTGACTTAATACTTTCTGCATATTCTCTTGGTAATCCATTCTCAGATAGCTCCTCTAGTGCTTCATATATACTTCTTTTGATTAATTCTTCTGCTTCATTAAAATTATCAGCAGCTAATACTTGGTGAGCTAGATTGGTAGGTATGTTTAGTAGCTTTGCCTTTGCATTTCCAACAAAGTCTCCCCATGTATCTTTAACCAAATCTGCTGGTATTAGTTTTCCCTCTAATTGATTAACTTCTAGCTCAGCCTTATCAGCTTGAAACTTTTTTAATCTTGTAGACTCTTCAACTATATCTCCGCCAGTTCCACTCTTTTTATAATGATTCGCGTTCTTTCTTAGGTGGTTAATGTATTCAATCCTGCTAAAGTCTAGGTCTATAGGTGACCTGCCCTTTTTTACTGTAATAATGCCCTTTTTGACCAATTCACCAAGTGATTGTGGGGTCATTCCTAAATGTTCTGCTAACTCTCTTTGTGTTGCCATTTTTCTTAAAAATAAGGTTGTTTAATTTTTGTACAGTCTAAAAAAATAAAAAACTCGCAACCTTCGTTGGTTTTAGACTTGCAGAAGAACCTAGACATGGGGTGTTATCTCCATTTGTTATATTTAAAGGGATTGTGAGCTTGTTTAAGAGCCCTGTAAGGCGTTATTGAATGTGGTCTATCGTCAATCCAAATATCAATCTCTACGCCTTCTGACTGTACTGCTTCTAGTTTAGATTTTAATGCATAGATAATAGGAATATCTAATGCATCTCTTATATCATCAGCTATAGCTTCATACCTCTTGGTTACACAATAAACTTTGTGATTAGATTCTAATAATATATTTATTATCTTATCCCAAGCTACTGGGTCTAAGGTATATGTATTGTCATAGTCTATAGCTACATTCATCTTATTACTTTCTTTATCTGTTTATCTAATTCCTTATCGTAATTCTTTTTGATTACACCAAATCCTATTTTAAAGAAATCCAATAACTTCTTATGCTTAATAAAATGTTTGGCAACAGCTATAAGTTTTAATCCACCATCACCCTCTCTCTTCCATAAAGCATTTCTATTTAGAAACAAATCTTTTCTGTTATCTACTTTCTTAGCTTTTAATCCAATTAAGTTACCATGCTTATTCAATCTTTCACCACCAGCAGATGTAACAGGTGCAAATATTTTTGACTTCTTAGGTCTTTCTATACCACCTTGATAGACATACTTTAGATAATCTTGAGCAATACTTTTAATGAATATCAATGCAGATAAGTCATTTGGTTTAGCTCTAAACTTGGGTGGCATATCAACTGATTTGATTGTAAATGGAGTAGGTCTATCTAATTTCTTTTGTATTTGTGCTCTCTCAGCATTTACAACCTTTGCACCAATTTCATTTATAGCCTTTGCAGTTGCAATAGGAAGTTTCTTTTTATGAAACAAACCCATCTTCTTTTTTAGTTCTTTCTCATTAGATTTAATCTGAACTGTTACAGTCATCCTTTTCTCCAGTGCGATTGAGTCTCAAACTTTAATCCAAATTGTTTAGCCTTTCTTCTAACAGTAGATGGATGCACATCATAAGTCATAGCAATATCATGGGATGATTTACCTTCCTTAATCTTCTGTTCTAATTTTTGTTTATCTATCTTCATAAGTTCTCATAATGTTCTATTAACTTATTAATATACCAAACAGACTTCTTTAAGTCTTGTATATTGGCATCTTTGTATTTATGGCGGTGCAAGTATTTAATTGCATTACCCTCAAGATAAGCAGGAAATTCCCTGCCTAATTGTTGTTTGATGTAGTCAATACATTCTATGCCACCATTGTTGTAATGTGGTGGATGGTTTACTGGGTCATTCATTTATTTCTCCTTCAATTTTTTGTTATATTTTTCACATAATTTTTTAGCATTAAACTTTTTATTTTCTCCACTTGAGCAACAATTTGCTTGCGGATAAAAAATATCATCAATAGCTTTTACTAAATCGCTTACACAATCAGAATCCCAATTGCCATTGTCTTTTGTATTAAGTTGAAAAATTAAATTTAACAAATCAGAGTTAGTATTTTTGGTTGTTAAATCAACTGGATAAAAATGTTTATATGTTAAATAAAATGTTTTAGGGTCATAAGACCAATGACCCCATTTTGTTTTAGGCTTAGGTTTGCTAAACCATTCAGGCAAATCACTTGATAAAATTACAGTCTTTTCTAAATTCATTTTTTTCTCCTTTTAGTTAGTTCATTCTTACATTTTTGTATGACCTTCTTCTTAGCACTAGATGATTCAATGTAATCATTAAGCTGCTGAAGTGTCATACACTTTAGATAGTAGTGCTCAGTAGTTGTCTTACCTGTAGCTCTA